ATACATTGTAACGGAGTATATGGAGATAAGGAATCAGCGTTAGATAGATTTTGTAAAAACTTTGAACGACTACCAGAGTCAGTTCAATCAAGACTTACCGTCGAGAACGACGACAAAGAATCAATGTATTCAGTAAAGGAGTTATACAATGGAATATACAAGCGAATTGGTATACCTATTGTGTTTGACTATCATCACCACAGATTTTGCACTGGTGGTCTATCGGAACAGGAAGCGTTAGAACTAGCAATATCTACTTGGGGTGATATCAAACCAGTGGTTCATTATTCAGAATCAAAAGCAGAACATCAATTAGATGAAAGTATCAGACCACAAGCACATTCTGACATAATAAATCAACTTCCTAATACTTATGGGAAAGAGGTAGATGTTATGGTGGAGGCTAAAAACAAGGAATTAGCTATACAACCATTTATTAAGGAAAGTTATGAAAAGTAAAATAAAAACTTGGAGTGTGGGTGAAGGTCTATGGAGAATGCATATACCGAGTTGGGAAATCTATAAAGAAATTAGAGATACTTTAAAACTCAAAAGAGATAGAAAGTTCAAACCAGCTGTTTATATGAAAGAGGGTGATGATATTGCCTGGGACTTAACTCTGACAAAAGAACAACTAGAAGAAGCAAAAAAAGTAATAAAGAAATTTTAAAAGAGGTTATATGATAAAAGAAATTGTAGTGTATCCAAATGATATATTAAATACACCAACAAAGAAAACAGACTTAAAGACTGCTCAAAAGTTAGCTGTCGAAATGTTTAAAACATTAAAACAAGAGGGTGGATTAGGATTATCAGCAAATCAAATCGGTGAAGATAAATCAGTTTGTGTTGTTGATGTTACAAATCCTTTTTTCCTACTGAATCCTGTTATTGTTAAAAAACAAAAAGAAATAATTTATAAAGAAGGTTGTTTGTCTATACCAAATAAAATGGTTACGACAAAACGATATGAAAGAATTGAAGTTGAAGCAGATAATGTAGAAGGAACAATGATATTTGGACCAGAAAAAGATAATCAAGTTGATAATGATTTATTAATATTAGAATCAGTTTGTGTTCAACACGAGATAGACCATTTAAATGGTAAGACTATTTACGACAGAGAATTTAAAAGAGAAAGTTTTCGTAGAACCGAAATAAAGATTGGTAGAAACGAAAAAGTTACAATTACAAAAGACAAAGAAACTTTAACAATGAAGTATAAAAAAGCTATTCCTTATTTGGAGAAAGGTTGGGTTATAAATGGAAATTGATAAACAACAAGTATTAGAACTACTTTATGATGCGATTGAAAGAGAAGATTGGTCATTAGTAGAAGAAGCAACAAGAGTCATCAAAGGTGAGTCAGATTATGATGAATTTGAAACTGATGACGAAATTGACATATATTAATATTTAAGATAGTAAAACAACAGGAGAATATTATGAATAAGTATTTTATGGCGTTTTTAACATTTTTTGTTATGTTCAATGGATTGGTTTGGAATAAACTATTCAATGAATATCGTGAATACTATATGGAAACAATTGATAGTCTTGAAGACGATAGAGTTAGATTACAATTAAGAATTGATGAATTAGAAAATGGTTATAAATTAGACGGACTTGATGTTGTGGTAACAATGTATCACCCAGTAAGACATCAAACAGATGGAACACCAGATATTTTAGCTGACGGAACTAAAATTAGAATACATAAAGCATCAGAATACAAATATGTTGCTGTTAGTAGAAATTTATTGAGGCGTTGGGGTGGTTGGTTAGACTATGGTGATTTTATTGTGTTGAGTGGAACAGACGGAAAAGATGGCGTTTACCAAGTTAAAGATACAATGAATAAACGATTTGTAAATCGTATTGATATATTGGAAAGTCCGGGAACTAAACCTTATAAGTTTACAGATGCTAAGATTAAGAAAGCAAATTTAAACGAGGATATACAATTTATCACAAACTAAAAAAAGTTCTTGACATTGACAAAAATATTTTGTATTTTGAGGAACTTAAATGATATTTATTAGTAAGAATAATTAACAATTAAAAATTTATTATGGAAACAGGTTATACACACAAATTATACGGAAGACGAATATTACACATAATGTCACCAGTTAGGTGGAAGGGTAATAAACATATCGTCCATGCAGATTCAAACTACAAGGTAATGGCCAAAACTATTAAATGGCTACCTATGTGTCATCACACAATATTAACCCCTGAAAATCATACAATTCCAGATTTAGGAGATAATGTAACATTAGTTCCATTTCCTTATGCTCAATCAGTATTGTTTAATCGTGGGTTCTTTCACGGAAGACATTTAGTAAAACATACAGATTGGAGAGCAAAAGATTTTGACTTTGTATTTAATCATCAACCAGAATTATTATACAATGTTTATAATGCATTATTAACCGGTAGATATGGTATGTCAGTAGAGTCATTTAACTTTTTCCATTGGGTTGATTGTGCAAAAAGTAGACCAACTGGTGGCTATCCTGTTGGATTTTTCAGACAATTAGAAGCCATTGATTTATCTTATCGTTCTTACTTCCATTGTCCTGTTAGTTTAGATTATATGAAATCTAATTGGGATAAAAATAAACATACATCAAAAGGTGTTGATGAAGAAGTAATGAAAGAAAAAATAAATTACTTTCCATTAGGAGTTGGTAATCTACCTGACCCAGAACCATTTCCATTACCGGATAAAAAGATTTTAGTATTTAACCATAGGTGGAACAACACAACCGGTATAAAAAAATTAATTAAGTTTACAGAAGACTTGGACAGAGATGAATGGTTAGTTTGGGTAACTGATGATGAAGCTAAAAAACCTAAAGCAGGTGCACCAGCACCAGATTGGATGATGGTTAAGAACTTACCAAGTGGCGGAAACTATCGTTATCTATTAGACAAATGTTTTGCAAGTTTATGTTTTGTAGATGATTATATGACTTGGAATTTATCAGTCCAAGATGCTATTAAAGTTGGTAGACCAAGTTTAACTTTTAAACACGATACGCACGAGCATGTATTAGGTAAAGATTATCCTTTATATTTTAAAGATAAAAAATCATTTAAAGAATTGTTAGACAATGTATCAGTTGGACAAACATTAGATTGGGATTTACCAGAACACGATAAACAATTTGAAGAAAATCTAATTGGTGATTTAATTAGTGCACTAGATAGTAAAAAGAAACAAGTTAAGAACACAAAATCTGGTGTAGAGTGGTTGTATCACATTCTACAAGGAAACGGATACAAGAAAAATTTACTTCATAACTCACACCCAAATTTATTTTTAAGCAACTCTTGGGAAAAGATTAGATTGTGGTGTATGAGTAAAGGTGTATTAGATGACCCTACAAAAGAATTTACAAGACTATGGATACCTGATGAAAGACGAGATGAAATACAAAAGATAGTTGATGACGCAGGTGGTCTCGGGGAAAATGGTAAAAAATTAGAACACTCATTAAAAGACCCGACTTTTAATGATAAAGAAAACACTTGGTGGTAAAATGAGAGAACTTACAGCAGAACAAATACAACAGAATTATGATTCATTAATTAATACAATTCAACTTCACATTACTGGAGATAGAAAAGAAAAAGTATTAAAGATGTATGACGATATGAAAGATAGATTTATGATGGCTCCCGCAAGTGCTAAAGAACATTATCATAACGCAATGTTAGGTGGTTATGTAGACCATATATTAAGAGTGGTAGATTTTTCATTAAAAGTGAAAGAGTTGTGGGAACAGAGTAATTGTAAAATAGATTTTACAGATGAAGAATTAGTATTTTCAGCCTTACACCACGACTTAGGTAAAGTTGGTGATTTAGAAAATGATTATTATATTCCACAAGACAACGAGTGGAGAAGAAAGAATATGGGGGAAATATTTACACACAATCCAAAGTGTGAATATATGTCAGTTACGGATAGAGCATTTTATTTGTTACAATATTATAATATACCGATTAGTAAAAAAGAATTTATCGGTATTAGATTAACAGATGGAATGTATGAAGAAGCAAATAAAAGTTATTTAGTTGCTTATAAATCAGAGTTTCAACTTCGTTCTACAATACAATATATTCTACATCAAGCTGATATGATGGCTGCTCAGATAGAAGGTCGTCTAACAAAACAATCAATTGAAAAAGAAGAAACAGAAACATTTGAAAAAATAAAAAACATTAAAGAAGTTTTAGGTAGTGAAGACAAACCATCAGAACTACAAGATAAACCTGGTAAAATATCTAACGACTTGTTTGATGAATTATTTGGAGATAAAAAATGATATTAGAAATAACATTAGGAATTTTTGTAATACTTTCATTAGCGTTAAGTTACGCAGTTTATAACTTATTGGTTAAACAAGAACAACTTGAAGATTGGGTTGAAGATTATATTGATAAGATTAATGAAGTAAATACAAATATTAGAAAGATTGATTACAAAGGATACTTTGAAGTTGATGATGAGGTGGGTCAAGTATTTGAACAATTAAAAGAGGAAGTTCAATCACTTGAGGAATTAACAGAAATTAATGAGGAGAATTAAATGGGCCGTAAGAGAAAAAATTATTACTTTACAGATGTAACAGAAAAAGCAATTATTCGTTATAATAACGAAGAAAGACCAGCTATGAGAAATAGAATATACAACGACCATATAAGAGATGCTTTTGACAAGTTGTGTGAAAATATAATTCATACATTTAAATTTTATTATTTTGATGTTTCATCAGAAGAAGTTAAAAACGAAGTAGTAAGTTTTTTAGTTATGAATATGCATAAGTTTACATCAGGTAAAGGAAAAGCATTTTCATATTTTAGTATCGTGGCTAAAAATTATTTAATCCTACATAACAACAACAATTATAAAAAAATGAAAACACACGACAAGATTGATGTTATGGATTGGGATAGAAGTATTCAAACAGAGATTTCTCAAAAAAATACAAACCAAGAGTTCAACGAGTTTGTTCAACAGATGTTAGAGTATTGGGATAACAATATGAATGTAATATTTAGACGACAAAAAGATGTAAGAGTTGCTGATGCAGTATTACATATTTTTAGAATCAAAGGTAACATAGAATTGTTTAATAAAAAAGCTCTATACATCTTAATCAGAGAAATGACACAATCAAACACACAACACATTACACGAGTTATCAATGTAATGAAGAGGTATCAGAAAGGCATTTACAAAGAATTTCAAGTAAATGGATTCATTGACACAAAGACCACCGGGTCTTTTGTTATTCATAACTAATAAATATAGATAGTTATTTAGGATTACCCTGTTTAGGCAGGGTATATTTGTTCACAATACGGAGGAAACAAACTATGAAAGACATCATTAAATTAATCAAGGGATATGTAGACGACTTAATGTCAGTTCTTATTTCTCTTATTGGCCTAGGTGCCGTTGCAGGAATTATATTCCAAGGCGGATTATTTGGGTTGGATGTTATAGCTAATTTAATGTCACTTGTTAATATGTTTGGTGAAAGCGGTTTTGCTGGTTTCATCACATTAGTGATATTATTAGGTCTAATTCGTAAGTAGGAACGCGAAATGATAAGTAATATTTCCTACATATTACTTAAACTGAAAAGGGAGCAAAGTATTAATTTATTTTGTTCCCTTTTTTTGTTTTCATATATTTATAATTAAAGGATTATATTATGTCAAACGATTATGAAATATTCAAAGGAAAATCATTATCCTCATTGTTTCAAGATATTTACGAAAATCAAAACTACAACAGAAAACAATTAGATGTCTTAACTAAGAACATTACTTCTATGATTAAAGACGGAGATACAGCTGTTCAAATAGTTCCAATGATTAAAGAGTATTTAGAAATCAATGTTCGTAATGATGAATTACTAGTAAAACTAGCTGGTATCGTTCAGAAGATTATCACAGCTGAAAGCAAAGGTGAATCTGAAAGTGAGTTTGGTTTATCTGAAATAGAAAAACAAGAAATAATGAATACTATACTTGAACACGATACACAAGATTTACAAGAAACATCTGATAAAATTAGAAAAGATATAGAATCTAAACAATAAAATGCCATACCGAGTTTTTAAAAACAAATCAAACACACGAATTGGAGGCCCACTTATTAATAAAATTAAAGGTGAGGTTACATCTTTAATACGCGAAAACCAATATGATTTTTACGAATTAGAACCATTTGAAGTTCAAGAAGTTTTATTAGATAAAAAGTTATTTGAGGGTGAAGGAGCACTTGATATTAAATATTATGGAGCAATTCGTGGTAGATTTATAAATGATTCAAATCAAGCAGTTCTTGATAATGGTGGTAATGGTTTTGTTTTACCAATGGACTCACATATTAAAAACTATCCTGTTATTGGAGAGGTTGTTGTGTGTTCAAACTTTTTAGGTAGAACATATTATACCAACATATTAAATTGGAGTAATAATCCAAACAACAATATTCAAGCAGGAATATCATCAAACCAAAAAGTTAATCTACCAGCACAACCACAAATAACAACAGACTTACAATATAGAAATCCTATTGAATCAGAGCCTGGTGATGTGGTGATTGAAGGTAGGTTTAATAATCATATTACATTAGGTAAACAAAATGAAGTTGGTTCTTCAATTAAACTAGTTGCGGGAGATGATTCAAATGATATCAATAAATCTAAAGCTTCTATATTTATACAAGACGGAGGTACTGTTAAAATTGATAATCCAAATAAAGCTTTTCCATCAACTATTGTAACTGGTGCTAAAATTGTTTTAAACGCAGATGATATTGTGATAAATGCAAGAAATACACTAAAATTACAAAGTGGAGATTTAACAGAAGTCGTTGGTGGAAGCACAGAAATCAAACATAACGCGGGTGGACAAGTAGTAACTGGTGAAACAGAACAATTTGTAGAAGAATTAAAAACAAAAGCAGTTAAAGAAGTAACAGATATTATTGAAGCAGAAGTTCAAGTTTTAAAAGATACTGCAAATATTGGTATAGAAGAATATAACAGACAAGTTCAACAGATTAAAAATTTAACTGATTCAGTAAAAGATGCTAGAAAAAATGTAGAGAAAACAATTAACGCTGTTAGAAACACATCATTTACAATGAACGGACAAGAATTTACAAAACTTCAAGACAAAGTTAATAGATTACAAACAGAACTAGCTTCTACACCACCAACAGACCCGGTTAGAATAGCAAGATTAGGTCTTGAATTAACAGATGTATTTAGAAGTTTTGTAACATTAGATTTTTTAAATAAAGATATCGTAACGATAGAACAGAAAAAGTAGGAGTGAAAATGAAATCGAATAAATTAGTATCATTAATAAAAGAAGTTGTTAAACAAGAGGTTAAAAAACAGATAACCGATATACTTATTAGTGAAACAAATATTCCCAAAGAAACCCCAGTAGTTAAGAAGAAAAAAGTTAAAGAACAAAAGTTTACAGACAACTCGGTTCTTAATAAAATTCTAAACGAAACTGCTCAACAAAAAGAAGAATATCCAACATTAGGCGGAGGAACTTTTGATTCAAGTCGCATGACTGAGATGTTAGGATACGGCGGTGGTTTAGGGAATAAAGAAGTTAAACGAGAAGTAGCGGCCGCAAGCACTTTACAAAGTGCCGGTATGAATCCAGACACAGCCCCAGAGCACTTAAAGAATGCTTTGACAAGAGACTATACTGGTTTAATAAAAGCTATTGATAAGAAAAAAGGTAAATAATGGCAAGTGCAAGAGAAAATGATTTAAACCCAGATATTTTTATTGGTTTAAAACTTCCCTTCAACAGAGATAAATCAGGTTTGTTTGGTAGAACACAAACAACATTAGAACAGGCTGGTTCTAATATAAAAAACCTTTTATTGACTGCTAAAGGTGAACGAGTAATGCAACCTGACTTCGGTTCTCGTTTAAGAGAATTATTATTTGAACAATATACAGAAGATTTATCATCAAGAATACAATCAGAGATACAAGAAGCTATATCTACTTGGTTACCTTACATTAATATTTCTAATGTAAACATAATTCAATCAGATGAAGACCCAAATACAACAAGTGTTGATATTGATTTCGCATTGAACTATGAACCAGATAGATTTGAAAGTATTACTTTAAACTTTGAAGGAGATTCAGAATCAACAAGTGTTGGTTATTAGGAGTAAACAATGGGATACGAATTAACAAGTAAAAAGAAAAATAAAGAAGTAAGATATTTGAATAAAGACTTTTCTCAATTTAGAAATAATTTGATTGAGTTTTCTAAACAATATTTTCCAAACACTTACCAAGACTTTAACGAGTCATCACCTGGTATGATGTTTATTGAAATGGCATCTTATGTTGGTGATGTTATGTCTTATTATGTTGACTCACAATTTAAAGAATCTTTATTAGGATATTCAGAAGAATTAAGAACACTTTATGCAATGGCTCAATCATTTGGTTATAAACCAAGATTGTCTGCACCTTCTTCAACTAAATTAGAATTTTTCCAATTAGTTCCAAACACTGGTGAAGGTAATAATGCAGCACCAGATTTTAATTATGCATTAAACATTAAAGCCGGAACAAGAGTAGAAACTGCAGACGGAGTAGTGTTTAGAACTATTGAAGATTGTGATATGAGATATGAATCATCTAGGTCACCAAGAGAAGCAGAAATATTTGAAAGAGAGTCTACAACAGACACACCAACTTATTGGTATATTAGAAAAGAAGTAAGAGCACAAAGTGGTAATGTAATTGATGAAGATTTTAGTTTTGGTGGAGCTAAAAAATATGATAAAGTTCTATTATCAAATTCAAATGTAATAGATATTATAAGTTGCACAGATTCAGACGGAAATAAATGGTATGAAGTTGATTCGTTAGCTCAAGATACTATATTTGATGAAATAGAAAACAATTCAAATAATGACCCAGCATTATCACAATACTCATCAGAAGTTCCTTACATATTAAGGTTAAAAAGAGTTTCAAAAAGATTTACAACATTTAGAAGACCAGATGGAAAAACAGAACTAAGATTTGGAGCAGGTATTTCAGATAACGCTGATGAAGAAATTATTCCAAATCCAGATAATGTTGGTTCTAATCTACCTGGTTCACCTTCAAAACTATATGAAACATTTGACCCAAGTAATTTTTTAAAAACAAAAACTTATGGACAAGCTCCTTCCAACACAACATTAACAATTAACTATCAATATGGTGGTGGAGCACAAGACAATGTAGCGGCCGGTAGAGTTAATAAAATTACCGGTATTACATTTGAAATAGATGAAACAAACCTAACACCATCAGTTGTTAATTTTTCTAAAACATCAGTAAGAGCTTCTAATATTGAAGCATCAAGTGGTGGTATGGGAGCAGAAAGTGTTGAAGAATTAAGAGAAAACATTAAAGCTTATTTCCAAGCACAAAATCGTGCTGTAACTAAAGATGATTACATTGTTAGAACTTATGCATTACCTGATAAATATGGTAACATTGCAAAAGCTTATATTACACAAGATTCAATAGTAGATGACCAACAACAAACTCAACCAAATCCATTAGCACTAAATCTATACATTTTAGGATTAAACACAAATAGACATCTTGTAAATGTAAATGATGCAGTAAAAGAAAATTTAAAAACCTATTTAACAAGATTTAGACCAGTAACTGATGCCGTAAACATTAAAAATGCTTATGTAATTAATATTGGTGTTAAAGCTACTATATTAACAAAAAATAGTTTTGACCAACAAATAGTTATGACAAATGTTAACCAAAGAATAGCAGAATATTTTGATGTTGATAGATGGCAAATAAATCAACCAATCATAATATCAGAATTACAAACAACAATACAGAATGATGTAGAAGGTGTTTTATCAGTAACAGATATTACAATAACAAACGAAGATACTTACTCATCTACGGCGGGTTATAGTGGTAACAGATATAACATTGCATCAGCTACACGAAATGGTATAGTGTATCCGGCTAAAGACCCAAGTATATTTGAAGTTAAATTACCAAACACAGACATAACAACAGAAGTTGACGGAGGAGAAGGATAATGCATTTATTTGAATTTGCAGAAAAAGATTCAACACTTTATGAAGGAAGTGCTACTCAAAGTAGAAATACCGGATTAGACGAAATATTAGAAGTTCGTAAAGATATGAACGCCGATGGTTCAGTCGTAAATGTATCTAGAGCACTTATAAAATTTAACTTAACCAATATATCAGAATCAATTGTAGCGGGAACTATTCCTGAGAATGCAAGATACTATTTAAATTTGTATGATGCCAATTCAAAAGAATTAACAACAAGTCAATCATTATTTGCTTATCCAGTTAGTCAGTCTTGGGTTCAAGGTGACGGAAGATTTTTTGATAGTCCAGCAACTACTGAGGGTTGTTCTTGGAGATATCGTGACGGAGAAACAACAGGAACACAATGGATTAGTGGTTCAAACAACACAGGTGGAACTTGGTTTGAACAATATGAAGCCTCACAATCATTTAACCACGAAACAACTGATATGAGAATGGATGTGACTGATATAATTAAACTTCAATTAAGTGGTTCTATTGCTAATGAAGGATTTATGGTAAAACGCTCAGGTAGTATTGGTAATACTTCATCTTCATTAGATGAGGGAAGCACAGATAGACTTGGAAATTTCGCATTCTTTTCACGAGATACACACACAATCTATCCACCAAAGTTAGAAGTAGAATATGACGACTCTTCTTTCAACACAGGTTCATTAGTAACATTAGACTCAGACGATATTGATGAAGTCACGGTTTATATGAAAGGTTTACGACCAGAATATAAAGAAAAATCAAAAGTTAAATTTAGAGTTTATGGTCGTGAAAGATTTCCAACAAGAACTTTCTCAACAAGTTCACAAAACTTGACTGTAAAATTTATACCAAGTCAAAGTCAATATTCAGTTAGAGATGCTTTGACAGAGGATACAATAGTTCCATTTTCAACTGGTTCTTATTTGAGTTGTGATGGTAAAGGAAACTTTTTTAGAATGGACTTAAATTCATTTCAACCAGAAAGACACTATCGTTTTCTTTACAAAATAGTAAGTGGTAGTGGAAATACAAGAGTAGAACACATTGTAGACAATGACCACATATTTAAAATAACGAGGTAAACCGATGCCTTTCACGGAACAAGAATTACAAAACTATCAGTTTTATTTACAATTAAAAGAAGAACGAGATACAAGATATGAAGACTTTTATACAGAAGCCATATCTGAATCAGATTCCGATACAAGAAATCACTTGTTAGTAAAAGATACCAATACATTGTATAGTTTTGAAGATATTGATGAAGAACGAAGAAAAGAAGCACCATTTGGTAGAATTGGTAGAGATGATGATAATCATTATGTTCACAAATCAAATAGATACCCTGAATTTGAAAAAGGAGAAAAATTAGAAAGTGTAATTGATACAGAAATCAATAGTTTAATTCCATTAGCTCCAAGTTTACCAACAATAAGATTATATGAAGCACCAAATAATAATGTTTTATCACCACAAAAAGACGGAGTAGAATTTACATTATTATCACCTTCAAGAGAAGAACCTGTTGTAAGAACAAACGGGTATACTATTGATTTAGTCAACGGAGATATAGTTGGTTATTTTGATTGGAACGACAATGAAGGTCTTGGTTTAAATTTGTGGTATTTAGAAGAAAATAGAAAAAGAAGATTTCCTACAATGAGAATTTTTAAATCTTATATTGGAACTTTTATCAGTAGATACTATGAACAAGAAATTATAATTGCACATCAAGGAGATTTAGAAAATATTTTAAACGGAAAACCAATGCAATTCAATGTGAGTTAATCATTATGACATTAGAACTATCAAGATTAAAACCAAACGACTATGAAATTTTAGATTCAGGTAATTATAAAATAAATCCTGGTTCAGTAGCAGGTGTTGACTCACCAGAATTTGGACTAGCCGCTACAGATTATATTGAAATGGTTATATCAACACCAACCGGAGTTTTCTTGGATTCGTTTGTTATTGCTAGAGGTAATGAATGCACTCAATACAAAACTTTAGATGAAAACAACCAACCAATTTTCAGTATAAATCCAGGTATTTTTATGAGAGAAAAAGGATATTTTTCCGGAGAATACAATATTGAATTTAATTTTCTACGAGAAGTAGCCGGTTCCGAACAAGGTGTGTTGGTTGATAGAGAAAACAAAATATACAACGGAACTTATTTTGTAAGTGATAAAGGTTTAATTTATAAAGGTGGTGGAGCAAATCCAGACGAATTAGAAAAAGATGAATTTCTATTAAGAGAAAAAGATTACAAATTTTATGTTGATGAAATATCAGCCGACAGAACAGAAGTTAGATTAGGAACTTTACCAATTAAAAGTCAAAGATACAATACAGAATTTAAAGGATTAGGTTCTGACGAAATCGTATTAGATTACAACAAAACATTACAAGACATTGGTGATAAAAAATTTGAAATACTAGATTTACAATCAAACACTTTACCACAAAATATTATTGGTGGTGAACTAATCATTAGAGATGCATATAAAGTTCCAGGACTAAATATCAATAAAGATACATTTGATGCTCTAGTAGGATTAAATGTAACAAACCCACGACCAAGTGGTGTAAGTGCAGTTCCAGGACTAATGACTTATGGTGGAGCACTAAGACAACATTCAAAGACCACATTTGGAATTTTAGATGTTGGACAAAATTCTAATGAAACCGAACACACACAAATTTATGGTGGTGATAACGATTATTATGCAAATACTAAAACTGAAAATTTTTATGGTAAAGGGAATGACAAAAGAGAAACTCGTGAGGGTTATAATTCAACTGATATTCTACAATTGGCTCAATCAAATGACTTAAATGGATTGAGAAATCTTTTATTTCATAATTTAGGAACAGGAAAAAATCAAAAGTTTAACTTTACAGAAATGGCCAAACTTTTTCGTGATGAAAAATTAACAAAACCAAATAAAAAATTTTATGACGGAGCCGCTTTAATCGGTTGGACATCATATGTTACTTATGGTTTTCCATTATGGGTTCGTTGTAATTCACCAGAACTAACTAAATTTATTTCCGGAGGTGGTTTAACCACAACAATATCAGTTAGAGTTAGTGGTAGAAGTGTAACAAAAGATGACTTAGGAAACACAGGAACTTATGGAGTTTATGAAATGAATAATATAGCTTTTGGGGGAGAAAATACTTTTATAAGAATTCCAAGACACCCAGAATATAAATTAAAAAAAGATTCTGGTGAACAAAATGATATACAAGGAGCCATATTTGATATGGAAATGGATTTTAATTTAAAGTTTGAAGGTGTTGAAAGAACTTACACAATTACAAAACCTTCAGTATTTGGTGTTGTTCCAGATGATGATGGTGATAGAGCCAAAACTTTTATTCAGAAAGGATTTGAATAATGAGTATGTTTGAAATTCAATACGGCCCTAGATGGAAAAATGAAAATGGAGTTCAAATTTTCAATGTTACCGACACAGACAAAACAGCGGAAATCTCTATAAAAGCGAATTGGAGTGGAATTCCTGACGGAGCATACTTACCAAGTATAGTCAGAGTAAAATGGAATATAACAGGAGATGATGGAACAGAACTTGTAAGTTACTCACAAATCGGAAATAAAAAAATTGAATTTAATTTAAATAAACAAGATGTTGGTAGTTATACTGCTGAATTGTTAATAATTTATGAATATAGATATCAAGGAGATGATTTACCAATAGTAAACGAAGTAATAAAAGAAACATCATTTAAAATAGAAACCGAAGGAGACAATGGAAATGATGGTAATGAAACTAGTTCTGGTGGAGATGATAGTTTTGCACTTCCATTTAAATCAATAATTACAAATATTGATACAACAACAAATTTAATTACTACACAAGATGACATAAATAAGAATTCATTGGGTTTACCAGATGTAATAACCAATACGATAACAGAAACAACAGAAACTATAAATTATGCAATAAAGTATGGAGCCGTAGATTATCAAAATTTAAATGTATTGTTAAATGCTGGTGGAGTAAAAAACATAATCACCAATACAGATATTGATGTTGAAAACACACCAATAGACCCCTATTCAGTAGTGTTGAAATTATACGAACCATTATCAAATGATGTTGGAGTAAAAAATAAAGTTAGTGTTGTTAAAGAAATGGCAGAACCTATTCGTGAAACTATACGATTAGCTCCATTTAACGATGCAGACTTGGGTGATAGATTTTTGTATGAAGCAGATGACAAGTCTATTGATTACATAAATAATTTAAGAACAAGAAGATTAAGTTTGAATGATACTTTAACTTCTGATAATTTTATTTCTAGTTCTATACGAGATAATATTCTAAGTGGTAGTGTTTCTGCAGAAGTAAATGTTGATTATAATGATTATGGTAATTTTTCTATATTTGGTTCAGCTCAAAAAAGATTAGAAAATTTTAGAACAAAATTAGTAGACTATGAGTTCTATTCAAAAGAAAGTGGTTCACTAGCCGCACAAACAGCTAGTGCAGTATTTAAATCTGAAATTACTAGAAACGAAGAATTTAAAAGAGATATTACAAACAACTTTGACCATTATGAAAAGTATTTATTTTATGAAAGTTCATCATACTCTACTTCTTCATTTGGATTAGGATTTGATACAAGTTGGCCAAAACAAAATTCAACAAAACCACATAATGTATTTAGTGTATCTGCATCAGCCGCTACAACTTGGTATAATAACAATTCAACTTCTGCTTCTATCTATGACCAAAACAATCCAAATCGTTTAGTCAATTTAATTCCAGAACACATCAAGAGAGATTCTGAAAATCAACCATTTTTAGATTTCTTGGATATGGTTGGACATTACTATGATAACATATGGGTTTATGTAAAAGCAATGACTGATACATATGATAGACGAGAAGACTTAACAGAAGGATTATCAAAAGATTTAGTATGGACAATTTCAAATGCATTTGGTTGGAAACAACCATCAGGAACTGAAATTACAGAACTACACAGATTAATAACTGGACAATATTTAAGTGGTTCATTTGGTTCAGAAGAATACAAACAATATTCAGAAACATCAGGAAAAGAAATACAACAAGAAATTTGGAATCGTGTATTAACAAGTATGCCTTATATTTTAAAAAATAAAGGAACAAAAGAATCAATTCAAGCTCTTGTTAATGCTTATGGTATTCCACCAACAATTTTAAAAGTTAGAGAATATGGTGGTTCAGATAATAAAGATTATCAACCAACATTTGAAACTCAACAAAGATTTACAAAAGCACTTGACTTTAAAAATAGTCAACATATTCAAACACAATGGAAAGAAACATCAGGTAGTTTAAGAACACCGGATACTATTGAGTTTAGATTTAGAGCCGCTTCAAGTTCCAATCAAGTATTGGTAGCCAAAGACCAAAGATTTGCAGTAAGATTATTAGAACAAGGTTCAACCACAGATAATAAAGGTAAAGTAGAATTTTTAATCACAAGTTCATTAGGAACAGCGAGTGTTACTTCATCTTTATTCCCAGTTTACAATAATCAGTTTTGGTCAGTTGGTATAACTAGGGAATCAAGTAGTGGTTATAATACAACAGAACACAGAACATTAGAATACAACACAACAGGTAGTATGAAGTATAATTTATTTGTAAAACAATATGAATCTGGTGTGGGTAGAATATTATATGATTCATCAACATCAATGACTTTAAGTGGTTCAACTACAACCGTTGGAGTAACTTCATCATTACAAAATGGACAATGGACTGCGAGTGGAGACATATTCTTTGGTTCAACAGGTTCTTTTGGTGATTTAGGTGGAGAGTTTACGGGTTCTTTACAAGAAATAAGATATTATAATGCACCACTAACAGAGTCAGCGTTTAATAACCATACAAGAGCTCCAAAAGCAATAAATGGTAATCACGCATCATCATCATTTACAGATTTAGTATTTAGATTAAGATTGGATGATAATAAAAATTTATCAACATCACCAACCTTAAGTAATATAGCACCAGACCAAAAGTTATTTGCTAACTCTGACGGAGCGTTTGAGTCAGGTAGTGCAGTTGGATTTACCGCAAATACATTTAGTAATGTTGTTCAAGAAGAAAAAACTTTATTGCCAAACATTGGTGTGGGTAGAAAAACAAATTCAAAAATTAGAATTGAACAAAATTATGTCCCAACTAGTTCAGATGGTTTAATTTATTTAAGTTTTGATGAAAGTGTAGAACAAGGTAATTTAGATACAATGCCAAAAGACTCTAATAGACTTGGTGTTTTCTTTTCACCAACAGATGTTGTTAATCAAGATATTATTGAATCTATTGCAGATTTAGATATCGAACAAGAAATAGCAGACCCACGAGATGAAAAAGAATTCTTTTATAGAGGGTTAAAAACTTTAGCAGATTCTTACTTCCAAAAATACACAGGAACAAATAGTTTCTGGGATTATATGAGATTAATCAAATACTATGACCAATCTATATTTGAACAAATTAAAAAGGTAACACCAGCTAGAGCCAAAACAACTTATGGTGTAATAATTGAACCAACTATTTTAGAAAGGTCAAAAAATATAATTTTAAGAGATGAATCGTTTGAGAATTTACATAGAGAAGGTGAAATAAATGTAGGACTATTAGAAACAACACAATCAGTCAATAGACCAGTTATGTCAGTAACTTCATCAAGACTTGATTATAATGGAACAATATCAGAAAGTTTAGCGTTTGAACCATCAACTTATTTGTTAAAAAGTGCTTCATTATCATCTTCATTAGGATTTACAGAAAGAAGATATTTAGAAGCTAATGTAGAATATGGTTCAAGATTGTTTGTATCTTCTAGTGGTCTAATAACTCATACACCATCACTTTCAAGTAGTAGAGTTTATTCACCAGATATATTTTTTACAGAAGCAGTTTCAACATTTATATCTAGTTCAAGAGAACACCCTACATTAGAAGAAAGAGAAATACATTATACAACTGGTTCATCAAGTAGTTCGAGAGATAATGGCCCACTATCAGTATTGGGGAGTTTAACTAGTAATATTGAAGCACCATATTCAAGTTCAAGAATTTTAGCGTATTCATCATCTCTTAAACCAGCTAGAGTCCAAAGACCTACTGATTATATTAGTGGTTTAAAAAGAGGATATCAAGGAACAAAGAATACAAAAAACACAACAACAGATGGAAAACTACCATTTATAGTAAAATCATCACCACAGACTGCAATAGTTTCTACAAAAGGAAGTCAAGACACTGGTGCTGGAACAGGTGGTAAAAGACTAGAAGTTAGAAAAGTAGGTAGCTAGAAATTAATTTAATTAAAAATTTTATTTTCATATATTTATAGATGACACCGAAAAGTTTCACAAAATGAAAATTCAAAAACAAAACACAATAGGAGTATTTTAATGGGAGTTTTAGATAACACATCCGTAACAGTAGACGCTATTTTAACAAAAAAAGGTCGTGAAAAATTAGCAAAAGGTGAAGGACAATTTTTAATAACAAAATTTGCATTGGGAGATGATGAAATAGATTATAATCTATATGATGTCACACACCCAAATGGTTCTAATTTTTATGGTGAAGCAATAGAAAATATGAATTTATTAGAAGCAGTTCCAGACCAAAATTTATCATTAAGATACAAATTAACTGATACAATTCCTGGAAGTCAAGGAACATATCTTATGAATGCAACACCAGCAAATACAATACTTGATGACCAACGAACATCAGTAATTATTACACCTACAATATCAGGATATGATGGTGCAACAAGTTACTCATTCACAACTGGTGGAGATTCAAATATATCAACATATTTAAGTTTTAGTATTAATACAACAACAGGTGCTCTTGAAATTAATAGAACAAACGCCCCAGATACTCAGAAAATATACATATTTGAGATTTCAGAAGAAAATAGTTTAACAAGTGCACCAATTGAAATCAAACTTTTAGCTAGTGGTGCAGTTCCCCAATAACATTATAGGAGATAATTAAATGTCATTTTCAACATTCGAACGAGAAACAGATATAATAACAGAAGATGAAGTTAAATTAACTTCGGGAATTTGGTCTGAAGGAGCAGGAACTTTAACAAGTTTCCACACATCATCAGTCCAATCATCTTCAAACGGAACTTACTTTTTACAAGTATTTAATAAGGTAGTTTCCGATTCAACATCAGCTCCACAATTTGCAGTTCTATATGGACACAAAAGTGGTAATGGTTCATTGGGTAATGCCGGTGTAGTTGGTAGGAGAGAAACAGCAACTGTATATGGACAGATGTTAAATTTAACTCAACCACCAGAAACAACAGAATTTACTTTTGGTAATGGAACATCAGGAGTTTCAAAACACATTTATGCTTTATCATTTGATAGAGCTCGTTCAAGAGAAAAAGTTGACCCAGGAAATTGGGAATTACAATTAGCTGGTGGAGCTATCAATGGTAGTGGTGAAAAAAGAGTTAAACTTATTGATGATAGTTCCACAAATACAGATTTTTACAATGGAGCAGGAGTAACAGAATACAACATTGTTTCTGGTTCTATTCAAGGTGGTTCAACAACAATCAAGACAGCCGCTTCATCAGAAGGAGCTGATAGTGGTTCGTTTGGTAAATTCTACCCAGATTTAGGATTGATTATTTTAAACGCTACGAGACTAATGAAAACTGATTTAGGTTCAAAAGATGCAGGGCCAGGAAGGTCACCATTGTTTGAGTTCAGTAGAGGTCCCGAATTAGCTGGTGGTGGAACAACAACATATACTGGTTCAAATATATTGTATAGTCCAGCTTCACATAGTTTACACAAAATGTATCACGCCCTTTCATCTGGTTCATTATTCCAAGCTCGTAGAGAAGAAGAAGTAACTTCAACACATTATTTTTGTAGAGTTATAAATAGTAAATTTAACAAAAGTAATAATCCAACTTATAGTGTTACTGAGAACGGAGTATCAAAACCACTAGCAGTATTTAGAGATGGTAAAGAAAAAACTTACATTACAACCGTAGGTCTTTATGATGATTCAAATGATTTATTAGCTGTAGCAAAACTAAGTCAACCAATTCTAAAATCAAAATCAAGAGAAGCACTTATTAAAGTTAAATTAGACTTCTAATAGGATATATCAATAATGGGTATCTACAAAACATTAAACCCGGAAGATGTATCACTTAGGTCGTTTCAAGTTCACAAAAAATTTACATTCACACACAACGATAGTGCTAATGGTGTATACGGACTTCGTGCAATAAGTGGTAGTAATTACAATTTCAAAGCT